ATGGCCTACTTCGAGAAGCGCGGAGCGTCCTGGCGAGCCCAGGTCCGCCGCAAGGGATACCCCACATTATCAGCAACCTTTGATACCAAGGCAGAAGCCCAGCGATGGGCCGCCGAGATCGAGGGTGATATGTCGCGCGCGCGGTTCGTTGATTTGCGGGAGGCTGAAAGCACGACCTTGGCTGAAGCGCTGAAGCGGTACCGGCGCGAAGTAAGCGATCACAAGAAGGGTGAGAAGCAAGAGGGTGTCCGCATAAAGCGGTGGCTGGAAGATCCGCTGGCGGAAAAGTCGCTGGCCTCGCTCAAGTCTTCAGACTTGGCCGCCTGGCGTGATGAAAGGCTAAAGGAAGGGAAGTCGCCGGCAACGGTTCGGCTAAACCTGGCCATCATCAGCCACATGTACACCGTCGCGATGAAGGATTGGGGGATTGAGGGGATCTCGAACCCATGCCTCAAGCTGCGAATGCCAACCGGAAGCAAAGCCCGTGACCGCCGCCCGACTCTGGCAGAGCTGGAGAAGGTTAAGGCTGCTTCGGAGAAGTACCACCGAGAACTGGCGCCGATCATTGATCTAGCGGTTGAGACGGCAATGCGCCGATCTGAGCTGGTTCTGCTTCGTCGCGATCAGGTGCGGGGGAAGGTCATCTATCTGGAAGACACCAAGAACGGTGACCGTCGCACTGTTCCATTGTCGATAAAGGCTCGCGAGATACTGAAAGACTTGCCTGTTCGGCTAGACGGCAGGGTGTTTGCGATTACGCCGAACCTTGTCAGCAACTATTTCCCAAAGTCATGCAAGGATGCCGGGGTTGATGGATTGACCTTCCATGACCTTCGGCATGAGGCCACGAGCCGCCTATTCGAGCGCGGCCTAAACATGATGGAAGTAGCCAGCATCACGGGGCATAAGACCCTCGCGATGCTCAAGCGATACACCCACCTTTGCCCAAGCGCGCTGGCCGATAAGCTCGGCTAGTCACGCTACGCCCCTCAGTTTCGGCGGCTCGCGCCGCTTCCTGCCTACCTTCGGCGCCTTGTGTTCGCCGCTCTCATATTCCCGCAAGAACCTGCGGACCGACTCAGTACGCCAGCAATGGCGCACGCCCTGCTTGAATCCAGGCGGCAGCCAGTTAGCCCCGTCACGGATAGCAGAGCGTATCGCGCACTCAGTACGGTTCAGCATCCTCGCCAGTTCTGGCACATGCAAAATTTCCGGTTCCATCCCTCACCCCCTCACCGTTACGCCGGCTGCTTCGATGGCGGCGCGGCATTCCTGAATCGCATCGTTGTAGGCCATGTCAGCCCCGGCTGCTTCTGCCCAATGGTTGCGGACGTTCGTCTCTTCAGGCAACTCAATCACCAACTCCCTCAGCGACGCCACCCACACATTCCGCATCTGATCCTTCACGTCCTTGAACAGCTCGCGGAACGGCTGACGAATCCACCACGCCTCGAACGCTGCTATCGCCTTGTCTGTGTGCTGCATGTCTATCTCCTGCTGCGGGTTGGGTTAGGCGGCTTCGGGCTCGCCGTCAGAATCACTACCGCCGTGCTCGTGCCGGCGAATTCGTTGTCGTAGATGCGCGAATAGCCGTGATTGAACCCCGGCAGCAGATCCTTTCCTTTCGCGCTGGCCGGAAGGATCGCAACCAGTCGGCCGTCCGGCTTCAGCAAAGCTGCAGCGGCCTCTAGGTGCGCCTGCCACCGGCCTTCGCTAAACGGCGGGTTCATCACGATGCGGTCGGCCTTCGTCGGCTGCCCTGGCGCCCACTTCAGAAAGTCAGCCTCGATGGCGCTGTGCCCCTTTGCGCGCAAAATGTCGCAATGCAGCGCGCTAATCTCGACGCAGGTTGTTTGCAGTTGCGGCAGATGATCAGCAATGCCGCCCTGACCCGCGCTCGGCTCTAGCACGCCGTGATGCGGTTCAATCTGCGCAAGCTCAATCGCTGCCAGCGCGATGCTCTCCGGCGTCGGGTAGAACTGGTGCGACTTGTGGTCAGGAATGCAGCCAGAGCAGACAACCTGATCCAGCACTTCGGTCGGGTTGTAATCGAACTGCCAGTGCTCCAGGCTTTCACCCTTCACGCCGGGGACGAGCACGCCGCCGATAGCGCGCAGCACTTTCTCAGCTTCAGCCAGAGCATGCTTGTCCTTGTCGCCGTAGCCGAACGCTCGGCTGTTCGTGATCTCCGCGTGCTGGTCACGATGGCCAGCCTTGACCCGCTTGGTCGCCGGCTTCATTTCAGCCAGCAGCTGCACCACTGCGAACGGAAGCGGGCGGTCGAACAGCTCGAAGTCCTTGATCTTCTTCGCGCGCTTCGGCTTGGTCCGGAACTCGGACGGGATCGCCGCCGGGTACAGACTGGCGAGGATCGCGTTCAGCCGCCACGCCATGTCCGGATGCACCTCGAGGTGCGCGGTACCGACGCCACCGTACACTCGGATCCGGAGCGCGCCGCCATCGACGCTCATCCAGACACCGTTCTGGCGCCGAGCGGCCTTGATCACTGGGTCGGTTGCCCCGTGCTTCGGCTCGTCTCGGCCCATGAACTTGGCGATTACGCAGCGCAGGTCAGTGATGTGCCCATGGGTCTGGTACCCGAACACGTTCTGGATGATCATCCGTTTGCCGAAGCCCTGCGGCGCATTGGTCACGTGCTCACGGCTCAGGGCGCGGAAGATGCCATCCTCACTGACGGCGACGTGCACCCTCAGCGCGTCGTATCAGGCGGGGCCATCAGCCTGCAGCACGCTTCGGCGGTGGTTCATGCCGGCCTACCCTATGTGGCCGAGATGGAAACGCTCGAGATCGACTGGGCGGACGGTAATTCCGGCACGAAGTTGGACCGCAAGAAGATCATCCCGAGCGTCACGGCGTATCTGGAGGCGTCTCGTAACTTCTGGGCGGGGCCAAAGCGCGGCGGGAAGTTGTACGAGTCGAAGCCGGATTACCGGGAAACCTACGACGCACCGGTCGCCACGACTACAGGCATCACCGAACTGAAAATCGAATCAGTCTGGCAAGAGTCTGGCCGCGTCTACATCCAGCAGCCCGACCCGCTGCCGCTCACCGTTCTGGCGCTTATTCCGGAGATCACCATCAGTGGCAAAGGCTGAAGTTCTACCCATTGAGCCAGGCGACATTGACGCAGTGTTGCCGATCATTCGCCAGGCAGACCGGGACGAGATCGAGGAGGCCTTGCAGATCCCGCTGAATACCTGCCTCGCTGAAGGCCTGGAGCAGTGCTGCAAGGCGTCGAAGATCGTCGTCGATGGCCTGATTGTGGCGCTGTTCGGTGACAGCCGGCACGACGCGCAACTTGGCATTCCCTGGCTCGTCAGCACCGTGCACGTCGAGCGTTACCCGCGAGCCTTCCTGCAGGTATGCAAGCCGGAAGTCGAGGAGATGCTGACCCGGCACGAGGCGCTGGTCAATTTCGTCGATGTTCGCAATACCGTGGCAATCCGCTGGCTGTCCTGGCTGGGCTTCACCTTTGGTGAGCCTGAGCCCTACGGCCCGCTGGGGATGCCCTTCAAACCCTTTTGGATGAAACGGAGCACCTGATATGTGCTGGATGGCAGCTATCCCGGTCGCGATTTCCTTGGTCGGCGGCATGATGGGCGCGCAAAACGCGAAGCAACAAGGCGCGTTCCAGGCTGCTATGGCCGAGCAGAACGCAGGCTACAAGGAAGCAGCCGCACAGGACGCAATCAAGCGCGGCGACGTACAGGCAGACCAATATCGCCGCCAGGTTGGGCAGATGATTGGCAGTCAGCGCTCAGGCTTTGCCGCCAATGGCATTGACGTGAACAGTGGCACGGCCGCAGAGATTCAGGACGACACGGCCGCATTCGGTGAATTCGACGCCTTGACCATCGCCAACAACGCAGCGCGCGAGGCCTGGGGCTACCGGGTCGGCGCTGATAACGATCGGATGAACGCCAAGATGACACAGAGCAACGCCAAGAGTGCAGCGACGGGTTCAATCCTGGGCGGCATCGGTGGCGCCTTTGGGTCAATGGGCGGAGGGTTCAGCTAATGCCGCGCATCCAGACATACGACGGCCCGCAAGTCCAGCAGCGCGGTCTCGGTGCGCCTACAGTCGGCGGTAAAGGCCCGGACAACTCCGGTCTACAGCGCGGCTTGGCCCAGATCGGCCAAGCTGCCCAGCAGTTTGCCGAACAGGAACGTGCTAAAGCCGACACCGCCGCGCTGATGGCTGCCGATCAACAGCTTGAGCAGTGGCAGCACAAGACATTCTTCGACCCAGAGGCAGGCGTCTACACCAAGAAAGGCTCCGCAGCCCTCGACATCACTAATCAGACCATCGGCCAGTTCGAGCAGCAGCAGGCCAAGATTGGCGAATCGCTGAAGAACGAACGCCAGCGTGCCCGTTATAACGAGATCGTCATGCGTCGGCGCCAGTCGCTGTCAGGTGACCTCAACCGCTACGAATACCGCGAGCGTGAGAACTATTACGACGACGTAGAGCGCGGCCAGGTCGAGACGGCCATGCAGGGTGCTGCGCTCAACTACAACGACCCGGACAAGATCGGCTACTACCAGAGCAAGATGATTGCTGTTCTGCAGTCGCAGGGGCAGCGCAAAGGCCTGCCGCCTGAGATGCAGCAGGCCATGCTGCTCAAGGCGAACAGCGGCATGTCATCTGCGGTGATTTCGCGGATGGTCGATGATGACCCATACAAGGCCAAGAGCTACTTTCAGACCGCGCAGGAGGGCATGACCGCCGAAGATCAGGTGCAGATCAGCCGCCTGATCGACCGCGAGATCAAGTCTCGCGAGATCGAAGCCCGGCAGATGCAGGCCATCGCCCGCGCTGAGCTGTCGACTCGCGTCTCGGATGCCCAGTCGGCCTATCTGTCAGGCTTTGATTTCGAGAACGCGCCGTCTTCCTCTGACTTCGTGGCGTCCTACGGTGCGAAAGAGGGCTCCGAGCGTTATGCCCAGTTCGTCAAGACGCAGGACATCGGCACGGCTATTCGCCAAGTCGCACTGGCATCACCCGAAGAGCGCGCGCAGCTGGTCGAGCAGTTCCGGCCGGCGAAGGATGGCGTGGCCGAGGATGGCTTCGCAGTCGATGCCAAGCTGTACGGCACGCTTCTGAACTCTGCTTCCCGCCTTGGTGAGGAGCTGCAGAACGACCCGGCGACCTATGTCGTGAGCCGCAGTCCGCTGCTGATGAAGGCGGCCGAGGAAGCGTCCAGCGGTGACCCTGCCGCGGTCGAGGCATATGCCACAGCAATGATTGCCGAGCAACAGCGGCTAGGCGCGCCCGATCCGAAGTTGCTCACGTCGCGCCAGGCGGCCGGTATCGCCGCCGCTTTCCAGAACACCGAGGACGGTGGCAGTAATGCTGCGAAGATCATCGAGGATCTGCAGCAGCAGTGGGGCAAGAACTGGCCGACCGTTTACAAGCAGCTGCAGGACAAGCTGCCAGGCGCCGCGCTGGTGATTGGCTCCGGCGTGGATGAGCAAACGGCGGCAACCCTGGCCCGTATCGCGCCCATGAAAACGGCCGAACTGAAAGTCGGGCTTGAATCGACCGACACCAAAGACGCCAAGGACGCACTGAACGAAGGCATGGCCGAGTTCCGCAACACCCTGGCCGGACAAGTCGGCGGCGAACGCACCTTCTCGACCCTGTACAACGAAGCCGAGCGCCTGGCCTATGCCTACATGGGGCAGGGCAAGGGGCCGCGCGATGCCGTCGAGTTGGCAAAAAAGGCGCTGATCGATGACAAGTACACGCTCCAAGGCACCTACCGCGTACCGAAATCCTATGACGCGGATCTGATTGAGGCCGGCGCCGAGCGCGCAATCGAATCACTCGACCCTATGACGCTGAACTTCCGCACGCCTGCCGGTGTTCCGGAGGACTTCGCCGCAGGCCGCGTGAAGGCCGCAATCGAGAAAGACGGGTACTGGGTCACCTTGCCCGACGAAAGTGGCGTGGCGCTGTACTATGGCGGTGAGGCGGTGCTTGATCGGGCCGGCAACCCTGTTGCGCGAAAGTTCGATGACCTGGCAGCCGAAGCCGTGGGGCCGTCCTTTACTCCGAAAGCCGAGCCTGTCATGCCTGACGGCAGGATGCTTGACTACAGCAAGACGAGGTCAGTTCGATGACGCTGTTTACCGAAGGCCTGATTGTCCGGCGTGACCGCAACATTCTGGACGACGTTGTTACCGGTCAGTTTGATGCGGCCGAGGCGGCATGGGATCAGCAGGTCTTCGACAACCCGGTTATGGCCGGACGCAGAGTGTCCGAGCTGAACGAGGCGGCGAGTGGTGAGGTTGTTCGCCCTGCCATGACCGCTCGCGGATATACGTCGCCAGCCGTACGCTCTGCGCCGGAGTCTCCGCTGCTGACTGCCGAGCAGGCGAGGGCGCGGATCAAGGAAGAAGGCCTCGACCTGACCGTCGAGGATTCCGGCATTCGCGCCGGAGCACTGGACATCCTGATTGAGCGCAAGCGGGAAGAGGTCAAACGGAAGCTGATTCTCGACAACGCGCCTGCGTCGACAATTCCAATTCAGCTATTGGCTGGTCTGGGCGCCTCGCTGATAGACCCTGTCAACGTTGCGTCTGCGTTCATTCCCGTAGTTGGGGAGGCGCGCTACGCATCAATGCTTGCTAACGCAACCAGTCGCGCCGCAAGGATCGGCGTGCGGGCGCGCGTCGGCGCTGTTGAGGGCGCCGTGGGCGCGGCAATGCTTGAGCCGCTGGTTCTGTATGCCTCGGCTCAGGATCAGGCGGACTACGGCGCGGTTGATAGCCTGCTGAACGTGGCGTTCGGCTCGGTAATGGGTGGCGGGCTGCACAGCGCTGGCGGGTATATCTCCGACATGCGCCGCGGCACACTGCTCGAAGGCGTCAAGGCAGAGTCACCTGCTATCACTGGTCAAGCTCCTGAAAAAATCAGCCCGCAGCAGTTCGCCTTGCGCGTCGATGAAGACCCGATTCTAGCTCTGCGTGATTCGCTCGAGCGCGGCATTCAGGGTGACCGCGCTCGGATGGCTGAAGACGCCGGCCGCCAGGCGCGCGAAGCGTTGATGCCGGAGATTCGCGCCGAGCTGTCGGAAGTGGCAGCCGGCCGTATGCCCAACGCACAAGCCATGCAGGCAGAGCGGGTAGCAGTGCAGGAGCGTCTTGAGTCACTGGATAGCACCCTCGGCCAGCGCATCGAGGAATTTCGCAGCCGCGGTGAAAACCCAGTGCAGGCGGTGAACAAGGCTCGCCAGTCAATCAACGAGGAGCGCAAACGGCTGACGGCGCGTGACGCTGAACTGGCTGATGCCAGTGATACCGGGCGGCAGGCAGGGATTGCCCGTCGCGATCTTGAGGGCCTGGAGCGTGGCGAGATTCCGCAGCGCTATCAGTCTCGCATCGACGCAGAGACTGGCCGCATCACCAGCGGCTTCGATCTGCGCCAGACTGCGCGAGCTAAAGCTGAGGCCGCGCCTTGGCAGGTCCGCGAAAGCGCCCTGCGTGCCGCCGTTGCTCAATCGGTTACCGGCCGTCCGGTCAATGTCGAGGCGATCTTCGATCTGGCCGACCCAGCCAAGCGCGCCGCCGCACTCCAGCGCCTGAAAGAGCCCGTCGAGACGGTTGCCGATCCAGAAGGCGAGGTCGCCAGCTATGCAGCCGGCGAAACCGCCGACGCACTGGACGGCACGGACCTTGACGGCGTGGAGCGTATGCTTGCTGATGAACAGGCTCTGACTGATGAAATGGCCGCACAGGCGGGCATTGATTTGAAGCCATTCATGCGCGAAGCCGACGAACTTGCCGCAGACGCTGAAACCTACGCCGCCGCCTACCGGGCCGCTGCACTCTGTAAGCTGAGGAACTAATGGCCGCTCAAGACTGCGAAGACACAATCCAAGCCGCTGCTAAGGCTGCCGGCCGCGAACTCAGCCTAGAGGAGATGATTGAGCTGCAAGGCGACCTCACGGCGCGTATCAAACAGCTTCAGGCCACTGAAGGAATGCTCAGCCTCGAAGACGCCGCCCTGCGTGCTGCCGATGAGATGGGCAACGAAGTCAAACTGGCAGCCGCTATTGAGAAGCGCAACGCGCTGTTGAATGCCCGGCGCCGGGCCGAACTGGTCGGCTACATTCGTAGCACATGGTCAGACCGTCCCGACCTGGGCCTTGAGTCCTTCCTTGTCGGCACCAACGTCGCGCGCCCCGGCGCGCGCCGCTCCGTGGCTGCTGAACAGAAGCAGCTCAGCCAGGCCTATGTCGCTGGATTCCTGAACGACATTGAAAGGGAAGGTTTGCTTCCGTTTCTTACCCGCGGGGATCTGGATCAGGATATCGCCGACTCGCTATGGCGCATCGGCATGGACAGGCCGCTGGATGGCCTGAGCAAGGAAGCCGTATCTATCGCCAAGATCATGCAAAAATATCAGGAAGCGACACGCATCGACGCAAACCGGGCCGGCGCCTTCATCCGTAAGCTGCCAGGCTATGTTGTTCGTCAGTCGCACGACCCGTATAAGCTACAGCGCGCGGGCTTCGAACAATGGCGGGACGAGACTCTGCCGCTACTGGATCAGCGGACCTTTGACGCGGGATCTGATGTAGATGAGTTTCTGCTTAACGCCTACAACGGCCTTGTGTCTGGCGTACACCTAAAGGCGACGCCAGGCACGCCGGATGGTTTCAGGGGGGCGCGCAACCTCGCTAAGAAGGTCAGCGCCGAGCGGGTGTTGCACTTCAAAAGCGGCGTGGCCTGGGACCAGTACAATAAGGTTTACGGAGCAGGCTCGCTGCGTGAGGCTTTTCTAGGAGGCCTCGAGCGATCAGGCGAAAGTACCGGCATGATGCGCCGGCTCGGCACTAACCCGGAAAGTAACTGGAATGCTGCGCTTGATGAACTGCAGCGGGATCTGCTGAGGGGTAATCCTGAGGGGCTAAAGAAGTTCAATAACGACCGGGAGGGTTGGCTCAAAACGCGATTTGCGGAGATTGACGGCACAGCACGGATAGCGGTTAACCAGCTTGGTGCGCGAGTGGCGGCCAATGCTCGCGCCGTTCAGTCAATGTCGAAGCTAGGCGGGGCTGTGATATCTGCCGTGACGGATTTACCTATCGCCGCCAGCGAAATGCGCTACCAGGGAGTTGGAATGCTTTCGGCGATGGGCGAAACCATCAAGGGGTTGCTTGCAGGGCGAAAAACCGCCGAGCAGCGAGAGATCCTTTCAACATTGGGCGTATTTTTTGACAATGTGCGCGGTGAAGTGGTCAGCAAGTTCAGCGCCGACGACACGCTAGGCGGCAAGATGAGCCGGGCACAACAGCTGTTTTTCAAGCTGAGCGCGCTTACCCTGTGGACTGACTCCATGCGTAGCGGCGCTGCATTGATGATGAGCCATCGGCTTGCCTTCAACCGATCCGTGCAGTGGGGAGGGATGGACCCTGACCTGCGGAGGACGCTTGAGCTGTTCGACATCGATGATGGCAAATGGGATCTGCTGCGCTCGACGCCTTCAAAAGAGGCAGACGGCCGGGAGTACATGACCACACAGGGCATCGACAACATCCCGGAAGAATCGCTGGCCGGCTACCTGACCGGCAAAGGCCGCACGGCGAATGCCGCTGCCATCGGCGAGCTGCGCGAGGAATTGCGCGGCAGCCTGCGCAGCTACATCACCGATCGGGCCAGCTATGCAGTCATCGAGCCGGACGCCAGAACGCGGGCTATCATGCGCCGCGGGCATCGGCCCGGGACCATTGCTGGCGAAATTCTTCGGTTTATCGGGCAGTTCAAAAGTTTTCCCGCTGCGATCCTGCAAAAAACTGTAGGTCGAGAACTCTACGGGCGCGGGTATAAGCCAAGCGCATACGGCGCAAACCCTGGGCGAGAGTTGTCCCAGGCGCTGCGGAGTGGTAACGGCGAGAAGCTTGGAATCGCTCAGCTCATGGTCTGGACGACGCTGTTCGGTTATGGCGCGATGTCCGCAAAGGACCTGCTTAAGGGGCGAGAGCCACGTCCGGCTGATGAGCCGATGACTTGGGTTGCCGCAATGCTGCAGGGTGGCGCGCTTGGCTTGTATGGCGACTTCCTGTTCGGCGAGGCCAACCGTTTCGGCGGCGGCGTTATCAGCTCCTCGCTTGGTCCGGTGGTAGGGGCCATTGAAGGCGGGGCCGACCTAGCGTACAGGATGCGTGACGGCGACGACGCGGCGGCTGCCAGCTTCCGCTTCGCCATCCAGAACACTCCGTTCGCGAATTTGTTTTACACTCGCACAGCCATGGACTATCTGTTCCTGCATAGCGTTCAAGAGGCCCTAAATCCGGGGGCTTTGCGCCGCATGGAGCGCCGGATAGAAAAGGAAAACGCCCAGCAGTTCCTGCTGCGGCCATCACAGACGTACCAAGACCCGCTAGGGATTGCGAGGTAATCGATGCTTACATTCTTGGCTATAACACTGGCGCGCTTGCTTGATCCGATTAGCATCGCGCTTTGCGTGTTGGTTGCATGGTGGATGCCTCGCCTCTGGCAGGCTATGGCGGCAAGCGCTGCGGCCTATGTTGCCCTGATGCTGGCCATGGGTAATCCGACCACGCCAGTCGTGTTCGCTGCCACAGTGGCGGCGGGGGCGCTCATAGGGCTGGCGGCTAACCGTCTGCGTGCTTGGCTGTCGGCTCGCAAGACCGCCAAGGCATGAGCCTTGTGATTGCCGGGCTGATCGTCTTCCTCGCGCCACTGCTGGTGGCCGTCGCCGCAGGCCTCGTACTGCCTGAACAGATCAGGCTGTACGGGGTCATTGCTGCGTACTTGCTCGCGTCTGTGGTTTCCGTCTCGGTAGCCGCTGAGCAGTACCACGGCCGCATTCGGTCGCGTGGCGATCTGCTTATTGCTGCTCGCAGCGGAACTCAGGGGGCGCTTTGGATTGGCCTGGCAGTAGGAGGGGTCATTGCCGCCGCATGGCTGGCTTCGCGGCTGGTGTAGTAGACATAACGTAACGCAGCCCGCTTCGGCGGGTTTTTTATTGCCCAAATTCCAGGCCCCGCCAATGAGCGGGGTTTTTTTATGCCCACTCGAAAGGACCGGCTATGACCGTTCAGACCAGCAGAAACGTCGCCAGCTTCAACGGAGACGGCGTCAACAAGGTTTTCCCCATTGGCTACAAGTTCAACAGCGCAGCCGATCTGGTTGTTACGCTGATCGACGATGAGGCCAAGACAACCCAGATTCTCACGCTGAATAGCGACTTTACTGTGACGGGCGCGGGAGATGAGAAGGGCGGAGTCGTCACGCTCGTTGTTGCGCCGACCGCCGCTCAGCGGCTCAAGGCCGCCCGAGTCGTCGACATCCTGCAGCTGACCGATCTTCGCAACCAGGGCAAGTTCTACGCCGAGATTCACGAAGACGTATTCGACCTCCTGATAATGATCGACCAGCAGCAACAGACCGAGATCGACGATGCGAACGCAAAGTCTGATGAAGCAGTAACCACCGCAAACGCGGCAAACGCCAAGTCTGATCAAGCCGTTGCAAAAGCCGCCCAAAACCTCGTCGACATGCAGGCGCAGTACGATGCATTCGAGCAAGGAGCATCGTTCGTGGTCATTGGCGATTACGCGGCAGGATTGGTTGTTGACGCCTACAACAAAGTCTTCCGAAAAGACGGCGAGTTCTACCGGGCCAAGGCCGAAACGACGCTTCCGTACCAGCTAAGCGGCGATTGGGCGGTGGACGCGCCGAAGTTCGTGTCGGTTGGCGATGCCGTGCTGCGGCAGGAACTGTCTGGCACTGACGGCGTGACCCTGATTGGCGGCGCCCGCCGCAAAGTCCCGAGCCTATCGGCCCTGGCTTCGGTCAATGCTCCGCAACCCGGTGCCGTGGTTGGTGTAGAGCACCGCACTCAACCACTATGGGCCGAGGCTAACCCGCTAGTTGGTGGGGGCGGCGATTTCGTGTGGATGGGCGGCGATCAGAGCGCTCAGGTTGCGGCTGACCCCGGGCAGGGCGTATGGCTTGCACCTGATGCGGATGTAACCGGTGCCTCGGGGGCGTGGCGCCGCCTATACGACGGTCCTCTGCGCGCGGAGTGGTGGGGCGTTGCCGATACCGGCGCAGATGTCACCGCGCAGGCTCAGGCGTTCGTCACCTATTGCAACTTAAAGAAACTGTCTGGCGCTTTCCCTGCTGGCACCCTGCGGGTATCTGGCTCCCTGGCGTTCCCTAACGAGATCGAGTTGTACGGCCAGGGGCAGGCCACGGTGTTTAGTGCATCGCTGCCGGCGGGCGCGTACTTGTTTGACCAGCCTACAACCTATTGTCGGTCCTACGCGCTTGGCCGGTTCCGCGTCAACAATGCGGTGGCGTCTACGCGGCGAGACTTCGGTGTCATTCGCCTGTGGGGCACGCTTCGCAAGGGCCTGGTTGAGGATATCGTCTCCTACGATTTAGCTGCCCCGTACTTCTTTGATGCCAACCAGTGGGGACAAGTAAGCCTGAAGCGGCTTTGCGCTTACAACTTCAATGGCTCAAACGTCGTACTCGGCTCCAACGCGCTTGAGTTCAAGGGCAATACGATGTTTGCCGAAGACATCGAAATTCTCGGCACTTTTGATCGCGGGTTGGTATTTAGCGGTCGAGTGTTCAAGCTGCACGGGTTCAATATCGGCGGATCTGAAAACGACTATATGCGCATCGGGGTTCGCATCAATGGCAGCGGAGATGGCGTAATATCTTCTGGCTGGATCGAGCAGCTTGACCCCGTTTACTGGACGAATGGGCAAGGATTGGCGATTGACGTGGATGGCGCTGCAAATGTTGAGGTGCGCGGCGTGGACGTTGCGGCTGGCTCTGTCTATTACAAAAACGGAGCAACCGGCAGCGTATCGTCTGTGACCTATGGTCAAGCTAACGGAGGCTTGCGAGTAGAGTCCGGGAGCGTTGTTGCTGTATCGTCGAGCGCGCTCAAATACCAGGCCATGACCGACAGCCCGGCGTTTCCGCGATTGCTGGACGGCAACCACACCGGCGCTGGGTTGAATGCGACGCCCACATTCAACGGCGCCGATCCGATGACGAACACGAATAACACTTTCGTTACAGTTGCTGATGATACGTCCGACTTTCTCACAGGCACTCGCTCCAGACTTGTGACAACCACCGAAACATTTCAAGGCCGGCGATTCACTGCGACGATACCAAGGGCGGAAGAAACCTATACCGTGGTTGCCCGCGTTCGGCGCTTAACCAGCGGGCGTCTTAGCATGACGCCGGAGGCTACCACGGTCATTGATGCGTCGGGCTTTACGATCAACCGCACAAGCGGCACCGATTGGGAGCTGCTAATAATGACCGTAAGAAGCAGTACCACATCGCTACAGGTTCGAATCATCGCGGAGACGGCGGGGACATTCCTGATTGACAGCTTCAACGTCCTGCGCGGGCTGAGCACTTTCGACCCGAAGAACTACGCATAGCGGTCGCCCTTGTCCGGCTTGGCGTGCGTTATACTCGCGCGCCAGATCGGAGGGGGTTGCAATGGGCTTCAGAAAGGATATCGAGGGGCTACGGGCGCTTGCCGTTCTCCTCGTGCTTTTTTATCACGCCGGATTTGATCAAATACGCGGCGGCTTCATCGGCGTAGATGTGTTTTTTGTTATCTCCGGTTTCTTGATCACCTCGCTTATCAGGAAGGAGATACGAGCAGGATATTTTTCGTTTGGGGGGTTCTACTCCCGAAGAGTTAAGCGAATATTCCCGCTATTAGCCGGGGTGTCTCTTGCCACCTGGTGTGCTGGTATTTTTATACTTGCTCCAGAAGACATCTCTTATCTCTCCAAAAGCGTAGTTGCGGCGGTGTTATCCGTTAGCAACATCTTCTTCGCTATTAACACGAGTGGCTACTTTGCGCAAAGTTCCGAGCAGCTACCACTGGTGCATACATGGTCGCTATCGGTCGAGGAGCAGTTTTATGTGGTTCTTCCGATATTACTCGTTGTCAGCCACAAGTTTCTTTCATATGGTCCCCGAGCTGGTCTGTTCGTCGTCGCCTTCGTTGCTTCGTTAGCATACTCAGTTTACGCAGCAGAATTTGACCAAGTAAACGCCTACTACCAGCTCCCATCAAGGGCGTTCGAATTGATGGTCGGAGCTGGGTTAGCGCTGTGCTGGGATAGGCTGAAGGTTCCGGGTAAAATCGCCAGCGAGATCATGTCGGTTGCCGGCCTGTTAGTCGTTACCGTCTTCGCGTTAACGGTCGACAAGCAATCACACTTTCCTGGATTAACAGCGCTTATGCCATGTCTGGCAGTGGCGCTCGTTATCTATGCCGGAAAGGCGAAAGAAGGTGGCGCAATAAGAGCCCTGCTATCGAGCCCCGGCCCTGTTTTCGTTGGCAGGATTTCGTATTCCCTTTACCTGTGGCATTGGCCAATCGTTGCGTTTTTGCACTACCGAGGACTTGAGCTGACGACTGCTGTTAGCTGGGCTGTAATTGCTGCATCATTCGCGCTATCGATCTTCAGTTATCAGCTGATTGAGCAGCCTTTCCGGCGCATAAAGAATTGGAGTGCGCCCGCCACCATTGCAAGACTATACGCGGGGCCCGGTTTAGCGCTGGTATGTCTTGCGCTGTTCGCTGTGCAGACAGGCGGTATGAAATGGCGGCTTGATGATGAGCTACAGAGAGAGTTCTCCGAAGCGAATTCTCCTGGCGCTGTCTATAGGAAATGCTTTAACAGTTATTCTTTAGAGCGAGATGGCCTTTGCTCGCTAGGGGCGAGCGACAAGCCAGTGGCAGGAATCTTCCTAGGCGACTCGATGGCGGGCCACTATATGTCTTTCATGGATGAGCTTGCTAAGGACGCAGGCATACAGCTAGTTGCCACGGCGTCGTCTGGCCTCCCACCGTTCCCTGTCAAAAGCCATCCTCAGTTTGGAGACCAGCGCACTAAAGACCGGCTTGATTACAACAGCGGAAGGATCGAGTTCGCTAGCGGCTTTACGAATGTGTTCATCGCTGTGTCGTGGGCCAATGGATACCCATACTTGTCTGAGACTGAGGCGGAACTTTTCGACTCGGTTGAAAAATATATTAAATCTGGAGCAAATGTTTATTTGGTGGCGCGCCCTAACAATACGGCCAAAGAGTTTTTTAACAAAGTCAAAGACAGCAGGGTAAAGGGTGAGGACATCAGTAGCTTTTATTCAGAGCGCGACCTGAAAACAAACTATTACCTTGACGTTGTGAAGAGGCAGATCCCCCAGGTCAGGGTTATAGACCCTAATTTGGCGCTCTGCGAACCAGACAGGTGTGCTATGTCTTTCCGTGGTCGCATGGCTTATTTTGATCATGCACATTTGACAGACTATGGCTCCCGAGAACTTGCCCGCATTTATCTAGGTGCTTTCGGAAATCCACTCACCGACACTGGAACATGACGCCCTAAAGTAAACAACAAGCCCCGTCTGTCGGGGTTTTTTTACGCCTGGAGTTTCCCATGCAAACATCACAGAAGGGGCTTGACCTGATCAAGTCCTTCGAGGGGCTGCGCCTGTCTGCCTACAAATGCCCGGCGGATGTTTGGACGATCGGATATGGCACCACGGCAGGAGTGAAGCCAGGCCAGAACATCACGAAGGAGCGCGCCGAAGAGCTGCTGCGCGAGGACGTGAAGCGTTTCGAGCAGCAGGTTATGCGACTGGTCAAGGTGCCGCTGACGCAGGGCCAGCACGACGCGCTGGCCTCCTTTGTCTATAACCTCGGACCGGGCAATCTCAGCAACTCGACGCTGCTTCGCCTGCTCAATGCGGGCGACTACAAGGGCGCCGCGGCTCAGTTCGACCGGTGGACCAAGGCTGGAGGCAAGACGCTGGCCGGACTGGTTCGGCGCCGTGCTGCCGAGCGCGCACTGTTCGAGGGCAAGCCATGACCGCCTGGCTGAAGTTGGTCCCTACTTGGTCCTACTGGGTCCTTGCCTTGGTCCTTGTGGCCGGCGGGCAGCAGATCCGGGTCTTATCGGCTCAGTCTGTGGCCTCGAAGGCGCAGGCCGAGTACCAGACCCATCTGCGGAAGGTTGCCGAGGCCAATGCAGCGGTGATCCGAAAGCATCAGGCCGAACGACTGGCACTCGAGCAGCACCTGGCCACGCTAGACCAACAACGATACGGAGAGCTGCGCCATGCACAGCAAGAAATTGAGCGGCTGTCTGCTGCTGTGGCTGATGGCACTCGCCGGCTGTCAGTCCGCGCCAGTTGTCCAGCCGCAGCAGGTAGCCTGTCCGCCGCCACCGGCGCCGGCCGCCTGGATGATGGAAGCCAGCGAGCCGACATTCACGAAGAGGATGCTCGACGTATTGTCGGCATCACCGGAGACGCCGACGCCTGCGCCGTCAAACTGACCGCGCTGCAGGAGTGGGCGAGGGAAGTAACAAAGGGGAATTGAGATTGCCCGGACGGGCTGAGAGGGGAAACAAAAAAGGTTGCTGAAATGTTGCTGAAACCCCGACTAACCGGGACATATTTTCAGCTACTTTCAGCAACCTTTTCCGCTGGAGGCCCCGTATTCTGGGGCTTGTTTGGTGGAGCCGTTCACGCTGAGCGGGCGAACTGTCCGTGATGCTCGGCTGCGCCTTTGGCGTAGGCTGCTGCGGCCTCTTCCTTAGTAGCATAGCAGCCTAGGTGGATCCGCTTGCCGTCTACGGTGATCTGCGCCTTGAATCGGTTTGTCGCGGCATAGACTCCTTTCTGCCCTGTTGCTGAGTCCTTGCGCGTCTTCCTGTTTCGCAGGTTTTCGGCCGCTGAAGCCTGACGCAAGTTGCGGAATCGATTGTTGGTCTTGTCCATGTCGATGTGATCGATGCAAGCGCTTGGCATCTCTCCGTGGACGTACAGCCACGCTAGGCGGTGAGCTTGGTAGCTGACACCATCAAGCTTGATCTCGATGTAGCCCGACTTCTTGATACTGCCAGCGACAGCCCCGGCTTTAATGTGCTGCCGTTGCTCGACCCATGTAAACAAGCCGGTGACTTGGTTGTACTTCAGCCAGCGCTTTAGGCGTTCTTGAGTAATCAT